AGAAAAGAAGAGATAGTTCCAAAATAAGAATATGCTTTAGTACCTTTAGTTTGGTCATAAAGATGAATTTTAGATAATAAGAAAGTAATTACTTCATGTTGTAAATCTTCAATGTTTTCTACCTCCGTATAGTAAAATTTAAAAGTATGTATAATATTTTCTGTTAATTTAAAAAAACCATAATGAATTTTATCATTATATAGTCTACTTCTGATTTCTGAATCTGATGTATTATTATATAATACTATAGAATCTTCGGTTTCTTGAGTAAAATACTGTATTCCTTTTTTCTTTTTTACTACCGTTTCTTCCATTATTTGATTTCCTTAATAATAAAGGTATTTAAAATAGTTTGAATACTTTTAATTTGTTCAAAAACAAAACCTACTTCATCATCTGATTTGAATGAACCTCTGTGGTCTACTTCTTTTAATTTTTTATCTGCTACCTCAATAGTATCTGAAATTTTATTAAGGTAAGACATGTATCCTGCTAGGATATCTTCTTGTTTTTCGTTTTTGCGTAAGAGGTTAAAGGTCGTGAATCCAAGAACCACGACCAATACCGAAAGAATTATAATTGTTAATATCATAAATTATCTAATAGATTTTTTAGTCCCTCACTTTTTACACTACCTAATGCTTTTGTTTTGGTAGCTGAAGTTACAGGAGCTGATTTCTTACTATCCAATGTAAATGATTTCTTTTTGGTTTCCACGCTACCCTGTAATTTTGGTAACCATTCTCTTTCAAATTCAATACGAGCAGCCATTAAATCAGCCTGATGTACTATGTAGGGGAGAGAGGTACGTGGTTTTTGTTCTGGCATATAAGTAGCTAAATATTTTTTATTAGCTTCATCATATAAACCATCATGAGTCTGAATGGTAATCATTTCATTAAAGGTATATTGGATACCATGAGACTGAAGTAGGAATAATCCTCTATCGGGAACAGAAGCAAATGGAACTTTATTATTAAACATATAATCCTCACCAAGTTTTTCTTTCCTCCAATTATCAGTCTGAGGGATATATGATTCTTCTTCTTCAGAACCCATTTTACCTAAATCATGGTTAAGAGCAGAAAATACTAATTCTTCTTTTGTATAAGTAGTAGTATCAACCCCCATTATAGCCCATAATTCATGTAAATGAAGAGCACAAGTAATGACACGATTAACGTGTTCTACATAACCCCCAGGAAAAGCATTATGGTATTCTTTTTTATGAGCCGCAGGCATCAACATTAGACGCTCAGAATATTTTTCATAAAATTCCATTAATTTAGTTTTACGAGGTTCAGAAATATGGTCTTCAATAAAACCTAATAACCTCATCCAATTCTTTTGGATATCTTCAGCAGTAAGATTCATATATTAATATTGATTAACTTCTCCCGGACCTAATGGTTCTTGTTGTACAAATGCTTTAGCATCGTTAATATTATCCCTCATTTCTTGGATAACTTCTTCTACAACGTTCCATTCTCCACGACGTAGAGCTAGTTGTAGTTTCTCAATTCCCCCCTCTACTCTCTCCATTCGTCTCATTATTATTTCTCTATTTTTCATATTTTCTTTTTTACCCTGTGGTTGGAATATAATGTTAAAATTAAATCACTCCAAGCTTAAGTTAAGAGAAGTTTTACAAACTCTAAATTCTTTTTTAAGTGTGCACATTTTTCATATTCTTCTTGTTCCTGAAAGTAATTTATGGATAATTCCAAGGCAATTTTTAAGTGTATATCTGAAAAATGATATAATGCTTCTTGATGTTTTTTATCTTCTGGATTAATTTTTTTAATATAGTCCCAAGCTTTAGTAAATACTACATACTCCCCAGCTCTATCTATATCAACTTGATCTAACCCCTCATCTAATTTTTCAAAGAATTTTAAAAGTTGACTATTAAATAGATTGTGATTATAAATAAGTTTTTTAAACATTCCTACCCAGTATAAAGGATGTTTCTTGTAGTTATCTACAAGTTGATTATATTCCTCACGAGATACTTCTTTATTGTTCTCTTGAGGTTCCTCAAATAATCCAAATATTTTCTTAATGTCCACTATCAATACATATAGGCACCATATACTTTTATATAGCGCCTATATTAAACGATCTTAGAATATTTGCGGATCGTGTCGAAATCAATAAGTTATGCTAATAACGGGTAGTATTCTTTAAAATGCTTTAATCTATCTGCTAAACCATTTGTACCACCATTTACTCTTCTTGTTACTAAAGTAATAATATCATCGGTAGCTCCTCTATCACAAATAGTCCAAAGTTTATTTGAATTAAAGAAGAAAGCAGCCGACATCATAGGATATGTAGTGGCAACTAATTCTGGATTAGCAACACAATCTACCCCAACAAAATCTGAAAAAGATTTATAGTTGGCTCTTCCTGTTAATTGGATATATCCTCTTCCTTTAAACTTAACCCCATCACCAGGTTGAGTATTACCTAAATCTTTTCTACCTTCATAAGCAGCTCCTGATGCTAATTCAGTTCTATATCTCCAGTTTCCTGATTCATGAGCACATTGAGCTAAAAAGTGAGTTAATCTTAGAGTATTAGTAATATTGAACTTAGCAGCAGTATCTGGAATTTGAATAATAACATCATTTGGAATATGACCTACTAAATTTTGTAATTTAAAAGGTGATTCTGGTATCACTAAGGGAAACATTTTACCCCAAGTTCCAGCTCCTACAATACCATCTGCTGTTAAACCATTCGCAGCTTGCCATTCTTTTACTTTTTTTTCTGTACCAGGACCAAAAATCCCATCAGCAGCTAAACCTAATTTAGCTTGTAATTTTTTAACGTCTTCACCGTTTGAACCATTTTTTAATAGCATATTTATTTATCTTTATGTTTATCTATTTTTTCTAAAATTGTATTTAATACAGAATGTTTTATAAAACCAGCATTTGAAGCATTTTTTAAAGCACTAACTAATTGAAAAATTATAAATGGCATTATAATAGTTTCGGAGAGCCATGATGTACCTGGAAATCCTATTTCTACCATTAATATTACTGTTAATATAACTAACCAAGTAAATGTTGTTTTTAATACTTTTAATGCTTTATAGGTTTTAAAACCTTCTTTCTTTATACCAGCAACTATACCAAAAAACCCATCCATAAAAGCTACCGCCACGACCGCCAAATATTGTTCACTATTATCTATAGCTAATCCTCCGAAATAACTACAAACAAAAGAAAAAGTTGCGGTTAATGATAATAGTAAAACTAGTAACGTAGACTTCATTATTCTTCTATAGAACCTCCCTCGTCCTCGTTTTTCTTACCATTTTTTATATTCATCCATTTATCAACTGAAGCGATACCGAATGAACCTAAAATGATTATCATAAATCCATCAAAAATGAATTCGTTAATTACCAAAGCATTACCCATATAACCTGTAACTAGGTCAACAAGTAAAGCTAAAACCAAGCATAAAAAAGCAATAAAACCTACTACGGCTTTTTCATTAATTGTGTTGTTGTCGTCGAATAATTGTTTAAAGAAATTTTTCATATTATAGTTGTTTTGTTGTTTTTGTTTTATCATTGTCTTGTGTAGCATACTTAATACCCATAATGGTACCAACTATTGAAAAAGCATTTGTTAATAATACACTGAACATATTACTCCAAGTAGAACCAATTATTTGTGTTTCTTTACCAGTAACCATAGCCATCCAATACAACATAGTTGTAACAACACCTACTCCTATAATTACTGCTAAAGCACATTTAACAATCACTTTTATCAATTCGCTTTGTCCTTTTTTTATAATTACATCCAAATCGTTCAAAGCGGCATTCTTCTCTATTTCAATTGAATCTTTGAGTTTCTTTGAATTATCTAACTCTACTTGCAAATTTGCTGATAATAAATCAATTTCTTTTTTACTATTTATTGCTTCAGTAACATCAGTAGCAATTTTAATTATACTCGTAACATTTCCTTTACTGTCAAAGATGGGGTTATAGGTGGCTTGTAAATATATAACTGAACCATCTATTTTTTTTCTTTCAAATATTCCATTAAATATTTTCCCTTTTCTCAAATTCTGCCAAAATTTTAAATATTCATCCGATTTTGAGTAATCATAAGATACAAAAATACTATGATGTTTACCTATAACTTGACTTTTCTCATTTGCTTTATATCCCATTGTTTCTAAAAAAATAGAATTAGCATCTAAAATAAAACCATTAATATCGAATCTTATAGTTGCTGAGCTTCTATTTACAGCTTCCATTTGATTTTTACTATTAACTATTTCAGTAATATCAGTAGCAATTTTCATTATTTTAGTAAGCGTACCTGATTCATCATAAATAGGATTGTAGGTTGCTTGTAAATTTATAAGACTACCATCTTTTTTTCTTCTTTCAAACTCACCTTCATAATGTTTTCCACTTCTTAAGATATCCCAAAACTTTTCATATTCCAAAGATCTTGCATAATCTTCACAAACAAATAAGCTATGATGTTTACCTATAAGTTCTTTATGTTCATCTTTTTCATAGCCCATTGCTTTTAAAAAGATATCGTTTACCCCTAAAATGACTCCTGTTAAATCAAAGTAAATAATAGCATTGCTTTTATTAATGGCTTCAAGTCTACTTAGTAGCTCTTCTTTAGATAAATGTTTCATACTTTTTAATTTTAACAATAAAAAACTAATTGAAACAACTTTATTTATACATATAAAAAAAATCTAAAAAATAATATATAAAAAAAAACCCACCAAAATTAATTGATGGGCTATTTAAAAAGGATTCTTTGACGGGTTTAACTTATTTTACTTGTGCCTCCTTTGTTTTAGACTGAAGCTTGTCTACTCTAGAATCACAATGACTCACTAACTCTTTTCTTAGTTCCTCAAGTCGAAGATCTAAATCTCGTTTTAGTTCATCTATGTGACGATAAGCATGTTCTTCCATTCTTGATAACCTTTCATGTATATCACGATTCATATCTGAATTGTTCCTGTCTCTCCATTCAATACTTTCTTGAGTGTCTTTCAACTGTTTCTCTAATTGTGTAATCTTAACCATACCTCTAACGATAACTGCAACTACAATCACAGCTATCACTGTAAGTACGCCTAAAATAAATGATGTTGTTTCCATTTTTTAATTTCCTTTCTGTTTTTTTAGTATGTCAAAGAACCCCTTTTGTGGACCATACAGGACTTGAACCTGTGACCTTCTCATTATGAGTGAGCTGCTCTAACCAACTGAGCTAAGGGTCCAAAAATGACTCTAATTAAAGAGCCATAATTTTTTCATATCTTTCACTCAATAGAGTTTCCAACATGATACCTTTTGGAGTAAAATCTTTACCTGACAAAACGTTTTTAACGATTGATGGTGAAGCTCCTGAAATTAAGGCAACATCTTTAGTATTTGCGGATACTGGTACGTTACCTTCTCTTCCATTTACATTCCAAAAAGCTAATTTTGGCATTTTATAACCAGCGGCTTCAAACTTATCTTGAATTACTTCAAAATTAGTTTTATTTCCACAAGCATAATTAAATTCCATATCAGAAATAATCAAAATAGTTTCTGGCAAATCGGATTGAGCTAATCTATTTTCAATTGCTTTATTTAATACTAGATCAAATACAGATTGTAAATTAGTACTCATACCCCAATCAGCATTAGCTAATTGACTAAATCTTTCAACTACATTACCTTTTAAATATTGTAATCTTGGAGATTCTGAGAAGGTAATAAAGGCATCTTTAAATGCTGATTTATTTCTTTCTGACAAGTATACACCTAAAGAAACAGATATTTCCATTGGTAAACCATTCATTGAACCAGAAACATCACAAACTGGTAAAAATGATCCCTCACCTACATAATCAGGTAGATTAATCCATTGTGCAAGCACTGAATTTTTATCTAGTCCTCTAATGTAAGATTGATATAATTGATATGGAAATAAAGTTCCTGAATTAACTTTAGCTTCACCTTTTACAACAGCACTTATAAAATCTTTGAACCTAGATTCATCATTTCTTGAAAATGCTCTTTTGTATTTTTGAAAAGCTTGTGAAGGAATTTTAGAATACTCGATAGCATCCCATTCTTTATTACACATAGAAGTTTCAACAACTTTAGTTTTTTCCACAATCATTTTACGAAATTGTTTTGGAGTCATTCCCAAATGTTTATGCATTGAAGAGAACCAAACACCTCTACGTGGAAACCACTTAGCAATCAATCCACTATTAGAATCATTCAATTGTTCTGACATCCAATCTAAAACAGTTCTGTTTGGATTTAAGACATTAAAAACATCTTTCCAATAACCATATTCTGGAGTTAAACGAATATTAAATTCAAAAACAGATGGGTAGTTTTCGCTAATATATTTCATGATGATTTGGAAGAACCTACGTTCACCAGCACCACCTCTAACGTCACGAGCCCAAAACAGACATTTTACAGCCAAGTTAGGATCTTCATTATATGCTTTTACAAACACATTAATGATTTCTTGTTCTGACATTCTACGAGAAGCACCTGCTAAAAAGAACATGTCTACAACCGCATTCAACGAAGTAGAGTTAGTCAAAGCGCCGTTAGCAGTTAAGGCATCTTTTTGTCTCATTGCGTTAATTAAATTACTCATATCTTTTATTTTTTTTTTATTTTAAGTTAAGCCTCTGTCATGACCCGCACCTAGCCAATGTTTGAGGGGATCTACTGAGTACGGCATCGGCTAGGGGAGTCGATGACTGAGGTGTTAGTTTCGAATTATTATGTATAAGTAATAATAATTGCTGGATGTACTCATTCCCTCAAGAAGTTACAGGATTCCGTTTTTTTCGTCCTAATGAAATTGTTGAAAATTGCTGTCTGAATCCTTTTTAATTTCTTAATATTATAAATATAATAACTTTTTTCAAAATAACCAAGTTATATTGAAAATTTTTTTAAAATTTACGGGCTTCTGTTTTTTTAATCGGATTTGCAGTCTGAGTATTTTTTATTTGCTGTTAGAAGCCCTTAATAAGTTACAGGATACTGTTTTTACTGTGTCAAGTTACAAATTTGATAGTTAAAAATTGCTGTAAGTATCCTTTTTTGTAGTTCCACGTGGAATCGAACCACGAACCAGACTTTAGAAGAGTCTTGTTATATCCATTTAACTATGGAACCAAATACTAGGTCACCGATACCACCTAGTGTGAGGAGATTTAACGTGATTTGTCTATATTTCAAGTCGCAGGCCTCCTTTGTTCACGAACCCGAATCGGTTTTGAGGTGCGGAAGCTGAGGGATTCGAACCCCCGGATGCTTTTCAACATCTCTAGTTTTCAAGACTAGCGCAATCGACCAACTCTGCCAAACTTCCGTATATTTTGGCGGTCTATCACGGATTCGAACCGAGGCTACCTCATAGACAGTGAGGCGTGTTAACCACTACACTAATAGACCAAATTTTGTGGACCGTCCCAGGTTCGAACTGGGGATTGAAGCTTGCAAAGCTACCGTGTTAGCCAACTATACCAACAGCCCATTTTAGTTACCCCCCAGAGATTCGAACTCCAATTCAGTGGTCCAAAACCACTTGTCCTGCCGTTAGACGAGAGGGTAATTTATTTAGTTGCGGGGGTGGAAATCGAATCCACCTAGAGAGGCTTATGAGACCCCTGTGTGCACCAGCTCATCTTCCCCGCAATTTATTTGTAGCCCGTACGAGAATCGAACTCGTCTTTACAGGTTGAAAACCTGGTATCCTAACCGATAGATGAACGGGCCATTTAGCGTCCTGGGAAGGTTTCGAACCTACGACCTAGCGGTTAACAGCCGCTTGCTCTACCACTGAGCTACCAAGACATTATGAAACTATCCTTCTACGCTCACCGTAGTTTTAGATTTTACTGAACATAGTTTACTGTTCACCTGTTGTGTGGCCACACAGAGCAGGGTCCATCACATAACACTTCGAGCCATGTATCTTATTGGGTAGCTACTCCCAAAAGTCGAAGATTGTCTTTCAACGGTGCTAATCCGTCCTATGTAAGGAATGTTTCATTTGTACCGAGGGCGAGACTCGAACTCGCAAGCGATTAAGCACCGGTTTCTAAGACCGGCGTGTCTACCAATTCCACCACCAGGGTATTTGTTTCTCGTATGTCAAAGAACTTTTAATTCTTATTATGATGTGAATATACAAACAGTATTTTGTAATTCCAACCATTTTAAAAAGAAAAATTCATTTAGAATCATTCTAATTGGCACGAGTGGAAGGATTCGAACCCTCAACAACGGTTTTGGAGACCGGCATGATACCATTTCACCACACTCGCGTATTTGAGTTCAAGATAGGAATCGAACCTACTTCAGTAGTTTTGCAGACTACCCGGCTTCCTAAACCAACCTGAACTTTTAGTAGTTCCTATAGGATTCGAACCTATAACCCCTTCATTCGTAGTGAAGTGCTCTAATCCATTGAGCTAAGGAACTGATTAGTTATTTTACTAACGTATCAGCAGCAAATGTTGCCATTGCACCTAATGTTTTGTATCTAACTTTATAACCCATCCCTTCAACTAAACCAACTGCTGCTCTTAAAACTTCATTCGATTTATATCTTTTATCAGGGTTAATGTCTATATCAATATATTTAACTTGAGGTAAACCTGCATTTTTTAATAATTCAGCTACTTCAATTGATTTCCAAACTTCATTCATCAAACGTACTTGACGAACTCTTTCAACAGGTAATACTTCTTTATGGTATAAAACATGAGCACCATTACCCGGTTTATATAATGCGACTACAGTTGCATATATTGTTTTATCCCAATAACCTTGCGAGTCACACCCAACTAATACCTCAACATGAGGATTGTCGTTTAAATACGCTCTAACGTAGTCAACCAATTCAATTTTTTTCCGGTTTGTTAATGTTCTGAATTCCATAGTTTTGTTATAAATAGTTTTTACATAGCGGAAAAAGTTGGAATCGAACCAAATACCCGAAGGTACACATTGCTTAGCAGGCAAGCCCTATCACCATCAAGGGTCATTTTCCTTATTAGGGTGTATGAGGAGTTTCGAAATCCCGACTTCTCGCGTCACAAGCAAGTACTCTTCCTCTGAGTTACATACACCATTTAATTGTGGAGAAAATAGGACTCGAACCTATAACCTCATGCGTATCAGGCAGGCGCTCTAACCAATTGAGCTATATCTCCATTTTAGTGCCGCAGGTAGGATTCGAACCTACTCAGCTTAAGCAACGGGTTTACAATCCGTCCCGACTCTCCCACTCCGGCGCTACGGCATTTATTTTGTCTTTCCTGCTGGATTCGAACCAACGATCTTCTCCGTGTAAAAGAGATGCTTTAAAACCAACTAAGCGAAGGAAAGAAATTGTGACCCCGTCGAGACTCGAACTCGAAACCCCCTCATTAAAAGTGAGGTGCTCTGACCAATTGAGCTACGAAGTCAAAAATGCAGGATATCGCTTAACCTGCTGTGATTGCGCATTTCACATTTAACGATTTTTTTGTAGCGTAAGCCGGATTCGAACCGGCGTGCCTCTGCTCCCAAAGCAGATGAGATAAACCTGACTCCTCTATTACGCTATGTAATTGTGCGGAAGGTAGGACTCGAACCTACATGGCTGGATTTTCAGTCCAGTGCATTGACCATCTTTGCTACTGCCGCATTGGTTTCTCGTATGTCAAAGAACTAAAAGAGCCCGATCTTGTGAATCGGGCTTATTCTGTGTTTCAATATGTTTTAAAAAAACATCACATCATAAGCCCTTTCAGTCTAATATCTTTAACCTCGGGACGATTCATCCACGACGCTGTAAGACTAAACTGATATGACTGACAATGTTTCATTTTTTATGTGTTTTAATATGTGATAAATATATGAAAGGGATCTTAAGATGCCAAACTATATTTAAATTTTTTTTTAGAGCAGGTAGACAGAATCGAACTGTCATCTCAACATTGGAAGTGTTGCATAATAAGCCATTATACTACACCTGCTTGGAGTAGCCTTCAGATAGCAAGTTATGTTAGGTCGGGGGAGCTAACTAAAGACTACATTTGAGCGAGAAACCAGGTTCGAACTGGCGACCCTAACCTTGGCAAGGTTATGCTCTACCAACTGAGCTACTCTCGCAAAAAAGACTTTAAGCAGATCTTACGGTATGCTTTTAAGTACATTTGAGCCGCCTGACGGACTCGAACCGCCGACCCTCTCATTACAAGTGAGAAGCTCTACCAACTGAGCTAAGGAGGCTTTTATGGACAATTAAAGGCTGTCCTTACCTGTAGTGTCTTTTACTACTTTGGTTGAATCACCACACGTAGAATCGGCACATTTCAAGGTGTCAACACCTGAAGTGGAGGTTGAATTTGAGCAAGAAGCTGCGAACACAACCAAACTTAGAATAAATAATACTTTTTTCATTTGTTATAAATATATGTTTTTTTAATTTTTGTACTGCTGGCCGGAATCGAACCGGCACGAACCTTACGGTCCACAAGATTTTAAGTCTTGCGTGTCTACCTATTCCACCACAACAGCATATCCTTTAAACATCCCACTCATCTGCTCCTACTTGTAGGCATTCAAGTAATGAAGCATTACGGAATTGTTCTTTGTGTTTAAAAGCTGACCAAATTACTTCAAGCTGAACTCCTGCTTTATTTGATTGAGATAAAATCTCATCACATTTAGCATTAAAAATTGCTTCTTGTTTTGCCTGTTCTTCTAATTCGTTCATGATATAAATATATAAAAAGATCTTTATATTACCAAGTTTAAGTACATTCCCTTATGCGGGAACGTACTCAAGAGCCAAATCATACAATCTTTCGTTCAAAACCAAATCTTGTTGGAAGTTTTTGATTTTACGAGCTTTACGAACTTTGGAACCATAGGTGTAATTAAACATACCATGAACCAATTTTTCTTGAACTACATTGTAAATTGACCACAAATCAGAACCTTTATCTGCTGGACGAGTAGCAGTAAGTAAATCATTCAAATCAACTTTAATATTTTCAACATCATCACCAAAACGAACCTCAAGAGCTTTTTTAGCAAAATCAAGAGCTTGTTCTTGACCTAATTCTACTTGACGGAATTTATTAAGTGATTCAACAGTCAAAGGTAATTTTTCAACCATTGATTTAATGGTGTTTTGCAATTCATCAAATGAATAACCCATATGACGAATCTTCATATTTTCAAACTCACGGCTTGACACAACCAAACCATTTTCACAAACCATACGGAACAAACCAGCAGTAAAGGTAAACGCATTTTTACCATCATGACTGTTAGTCAATAGGATTTGTGGGAAAACGTTATCACCATCTTCGGCAGTGATTTGAATATCGTTATTACGGAATACAACCAAGTGCTTTTGGAAACCAATTCCTTTACGAGCACGAACTTGTTTAGCATCTACAACACCCCAACCAAGGGCAGCCATATCATCGATAATTTTATCGGTAGGAATGTGAGCATACTTTTCACTAGTTCCAGGAGCACTGGTAGCAGTAAAAATTGAAGGAGCTTGTTGACGGATTTGTTCTTTTGAAATGAACTCGGAATTTTGAATGTTTAACATAACTTTTATTTTTTATTTTTTAACTTTTTTCTATGACATGAATATACGAAAGGGATCCTGGGGAGCCAAATTTACTGCGGAGGAAATGTCATTTAGAATCATTCTAAATAGGATTTCCAAGCAAGGTTTTGGTGTGTGGTTCTCCACCAATAAAACGTTTGTACGTTCCATCTTCATTAAATTCTAATTTTTTACCTTTTAATACTTTTTGAATTAATTCTTTATCTTTTACTACAGGAGCACCTTTAGCTAATAGAATATCTTGTAATTTACCTGAAACCTCTAAGTAATATCCGGGTTGTTTAAGTAAAGTAGCCATACGATTTAATGATTTTGATTTAGCTTCAGAAGAGCCATCATGTCCTAATGCTGTTAATTTTTTACCTGCATCTTTTTCTTTATATGAAATTAAAGCATCAGGTTCAGGGTCATCGTCTATATTAACTACCTCATAATCAGCATCGGCTTCCGAACCTAATACGTTTGCTGCGCTTTTATAATTTAAATTACCACCTATAGGTGCATATGCTGTATTGATTAGGTCGAATATATCTTTAGCATATTCGGCTTTTTCATCCGGAGCAATATCAACCCATTTGTCTTTAGGTAATTCTTCTAGTAATGGGTTATTTTTTAGATATTCAAGTAAATTAAATGACATATTTGTTATAAATATCAACAAATACATCAAATGAAATACGGTGACCTAAACCTTCTACTTCTTCTATATCACAATAAAATAAAGCATCATCAAGAATTTCTTTAGTAATCAAAGGATTAATAACATCATCTTCAATACCTAAAACAATCAAAGGCTGAAAATTAACTCTAGGGTCTCTAGCTTCTAATCTATTTAATTCAGGTTCAATAGGACGAGAGTGAATAGCAGGGTTAAAAGCAATAACCTCAATATCATAATAATTACCTAACATCAAACCAACGTGACCACCCATTGAAGAACCAATAATCAAATCAGGTTGGAAAGATTCAACCATATACATAAGCTCTTCTTCAATATTTGATTTACGATAATCAATAGAAGGAGCTAAAACCTCAGCACGTTCTTTTAGAAAATCAACTTTATCACAAACGTTGGAACTCTCTAAACCGTGTAAATACATTATTTTTTTCATAACCTTTATTTCTGCGACATGAATATACGAAAGAGGGGTGACGAAGCCACCCCTTTCTTTCTTTCTTTTAATATTAGTGTATTAGGGAGTGGGAGCTAAAGTTTCAAACTTTTTACAAAGATCCTCTCTTTCACAACCCACCATTCTTCTCTTAGTATAACTTCTTACTCTCTCTAAAAGTTCATCAGGGTCTTGTCCAAACATTTTTAACATACTGTTAATAGCTCTTTCATCTTCTTTCCAATCTGTAAAAGTCAAAATTAATCTCTTTCCAGTTTTACCTGAAAATTCAGGATATAAACTTTGATTATTTACAACATAATTGAACCATTTTTCAGGCATTTTCCCACTTTCAATTTTATCTAAAGTTAAAGGAGAGGTAATAGTAAAATCTTCTACAGTATCATGTAAAATATTACTAACTTTATAAGTATGTCTTATAGGATATTTTTTTATATTTAAAGCAGCTTCAACATATCTATTATATCCGTAATTAAATTCGATATAATCGTTAACATTTTCTAAAGTAATGTCTATATCTTTAGGAACTAAAAAAACTATTCTTTCAAACAAATTATCTTCTTCTATCATAAAAGAATTAAATTGTTTAGATTCCATAGTTGCCCTATTAATTACTAAATTAATATTACTATTTAGATCATAATATTTTCTATTAACAGCAACTTTAAGATTATAGGCATTATAGCCTTTATCTTTAATATCAATTAATTTTCTACTCTGTTTTTTACTTTCCCTAATAAAGGATTCTTTTCTTTCATTAAATTTATTCATAACTCTTATTTTTTATTATGGGATAAATGTACAAAAAAAGGATTGGAAATCCAACCCTTTCTTTCATTTAGAATCATTCCAAATAACTTAAGCCATAGCATAAGCCATTTCAAATAACTCTTTATTAATACGAGTATCCTCTTCAATACTAGATACACCACTCATCATATTTCCCATATGATCTATAATACGATGTGGTTGTGTAAGGTTTTCTTGAATACGATTAAACACAGTCCAAACATCATCACTCTTATCTTCTTCTCTTACTACATTAAGTAATTGAGAAACATCAATACGATGACCTTTACCAAAACGAGCATCTGCTGCTTGTGTAGCTAAATTAATCATTTCTTTAGGTGACAATTGTTTTTCTTTTAGTTTATTAAACTCTTCCATTACACCTTGTGTACGAATACCTAGATCACAAAGGATTTCTTGTAGTGTATATTGTCCTTTTTCTGAATGTGGTACTTTTGCATTACTGTAAGAGGTATGAGCAACCAAACCATTAGAACAAACCTGACGATAAGCACCTAAATCAAGTTCCATAGGTTGTGCTCCTGTACAAGAGTTAGAAATATTCATAGTGGCAACAGCCTCGGCTTGACCTTTAGAATTCTTAACAGTAAAATCAGGGTGTTCCATTCTAATAAAATGGGAATTAACTTTACGATTTTTACCTCTAGTTTCATAGGCACCAGCTATATTCCAACCTTGACGTTGAAATTCTCTTACAGCATCCAAGGATTCAACCATTGTTGATTTGGATTTAATACGTTGGTTATCTCTCCAATCTTTATCTAAAGAAGGGATAAAAGCAGACAATTTGTTAATGTCGTTGTTTAGGGGGATTAATTTTAAACCTTTTTTCATAATGTAAATATATTAAATTTATTTTGATTTTCCAAATTTATTATTCGGAAATTGTTTCATAAGAATAATGAACTGAATCTTT